CTACGCTGACGGCATCATCCACAGTTTCACCGAGATCGAATCAGGTAAGCACGACGACCGGCCACAGCTGGCCGCTGCTATCGCTATGTGCAAAGCCACAGGCGCAGCTCTGCTGATTGCCAAGATCGACCGACTGTCGCGCCAGGCAGCCTTCCTGCTGACCCTGCGTGACTCTGGTGTCCAGATCGTGGCAGCCGACATGCCGCACGCCGGCACGTTAGAGTTCGGTATCCGCGCAGTGGTTGCCCAGCATGAGCGCGAAGAGATCAGCCGCCGTACCAAGGCAGCACTGCAGGCAGCCAAAGCCCGTGGTGTTAAGCTCGGCAGCCCAAACCCAGCAGCTGGATCTGCAGCTGGTATCGCCAGCATCCAGGCAAGCGCAGATCAGTTTGCCCAGCGTGTTCAGCCTATCATCGCCGACATCATGGCCAAAACCGGATCGACAAGCCTGCGTTCAATCGCAGCTGCACTGACAGCTCGCGGCGTGCAGACACCTCGAGGCGGTACCAAGTGGGGTGCCAGCCAGGTTGCCAACCTAATGCAGCGAGGTGCAGCATGAGCGACGACTTTTTCCTGGGAGCCATCACAGCCATGATCATCATGGTCGTTATCTTAGTCGGCGGGGGTGTCATATGATGACCGGTCAGATGCTGCGCGACGCGCAGCTGGCATTCTTTGAAATGCGAGACTCCGATTTCCTGGAGCACTGCCGCACTATCGCTTCTGACATTGCCAAGCAGCACGGTCAGGTGTCGATCAATGAGGTACGCAAGGCCATCAACATACCTGAAGGCGTGCATCCATCTGTGCTCGGCGCTGTTTTCAAGTCAAAAAAATTTATAGCAATCGGTTACACCGAGGCTATCCACAAGGCCGCACATGCTAGGGTCGTGCGCGTCTACAAACTCAAGGAGGAAACATGTCAGGAAAGCTAACCCCAAACACAATGATGTCAGCCAGCAGGCTTCCTGCGCTGTTGGGATTGTCTAAATACCAGAGCCCCAATGATGAGCTGCAGACCACCATCAATGCAATTACCGGCATTGAATCTGACTTTGAGCAGAATGAATCGATGGCCTGGGGCGACCGGCTTGAGGAAATTATCCTGCGCGAAACAGCAAAGCGACTCCAGCTCACAGACCTGAAGACTGAGTTTAACAAAGCGTTCTACCATGAAACACTGCCGCTGGCCTGCAGCCTGGATGGCTGCGCTGATGGTGCCGGGCAGATTATCCGCACCGATCCAGACGCTGGGATCTATGTGATCGGCAAAGACTCCATTGAGTTAGCCGGTGTTGGTGTGCTTGAGGCCAAGCTCACCGCAGTACAGCCCGAAGAAATCCCAGCGCTCTACCGTGGTCCCGTGCAGCTGCAGGCTCAGATGGACATCATGCAGGCACGCTGGGGTGCCGTAGCCGTGCTGTATCAGGGAACCACGCTGCGGATCTTCCTGTTTGAGCCGCACGCACAGACGCTGGCTACCATCAAGGCAGCCGTGCTTGAGTTTCAGCACAAGGTAGAAAAATTCAGAGCAACCGGCGAGATAGATTTCTACAACCCGGCGAGCAGCAAAGACGCTGACCGCATGTATCCGATCGCAGACGAAAGCCGCACGGCACACTTGCCGGAGCGAGCGCAGCAGCTGGTCGGGCAGATCGTGGCCGCCAACGCCGCCATCAAAGATGCCGAGGGCAAACGCAGCGAGGCAGAGACAGAGTTGAAAGCAATGATGGGCGAGGCATCGAAAGCCAAGGTCGGCAACTACGAAATCCGCTGGCCAATGCGGTTCTACAAGGCCACACCCCAGCGCGTCGTGCCGGCTAAGGATGCCTACAGCATTCGTCAATCCACACTATCAATCAAGGAGCTTTGATGGACAACCGAGAGCTGACAGACATTGAGCAAGCGCACGCCGCAGCCTGCGTCGCGCTGCTTAATGCGGTGCCGACAATGACAGAAGAGCAAGCAAACGAAGTGGTGGACAGTCTGTCTGTCTTATTGCTTCAGACATTAAATACTTATGTACCAGGGGATGATGATGCAATTGACTACAACTAAGGGATTCGCTCCCGCCACTATGGGCGAGGCGATGGAGTTTTCAAAGATGCTGGCCGACTCTAGCATGGTGCCACGCGCCTACCAGGGAAAGCCACAGGACATCATGGTCTGTGTGCAATGGGGCTATGAGCTCGGCCTGGCACCCATGCAGGCGTTACAAAATATCGCGGTGATAAATGGGAAGCCAAGCGTCTACGGCGACGCTATGGCCGCTCTGGTGCAGGCTAGCCCGGTCTGCGATGGTATCGACGAAACCTTTGAGGGAGTCGAGGGGACGGGCGAGTTTGCTGCTGTCTGCATAGCCAGGCGCAAAGGCCGGCAGCCAGTGACAATTAAGTTTAGCGTCAATGATGCCAAGCGTGCTGGTCTTTGGAATAAGCAGGGACCGTGGACGCAGTACCCAAAGCGGATGTTGCAGATGCGAGCTCGCGGCTTCGCCCTGCGCGATGCCTTCCCTGATGTCTTGAAGGGATTGATCAGCGCCGAGGAGGCCGCCGACTACCCTGATGATGCCAAGCCCAGGCCAATCAAAGATGTCACGCCTATCCCGGCAAACCCGCTGGATATGATTGCGCCGCCAGCCGAACCAATCGAAACCATCGAGGCGGTTCTTGCCACGACGGTTGAAGAGTATGTGCCGGATCTTGAGCAGATCAATGCTGAGTTGCAGAACGTGCCTGCCGAATCTGCAGAACCTTCTGCAGAATCTGAGGTGCTAGATAGTTACCCACTGATGGTGCCAGACATGAAGGCCGAGCGAACAGAGGGTGAACCGGTGCCGGCCTTACTCAACAGCACCTGGTCCGACATTGATGCCTGGTGCGATGCGTATGAGGAGCTCGCAGACAAAACCGCACGCGCTGGTAAGCGTCCAGCCAGGGAGCGCATGACAATCCTCAAAGAGCTGCGCAATGCTAACCAATCGGTCATCGAGAAGATCGACCCGGTCAAGCGGCTGCGGCACTCTGCTTCCTACGCCAAACGTCTTGCAGCGCTGGGCGCATCAATGGGTGGATCAGCAGAAAAAAACCCCGGCACTTAGCCGGGGAAACTGGTCGGGTGGTTTGGCGCGAAGGAGGTCGCCCAGCCCGGCCAGAGTCGCTACTGTCTTATTGCTTGATACTGGGCGTAGCACTGCTTGAGGAGGGCGACGGCTTCTGCTCCTCGGGCAGCTTCCCCTGTAAGAAAGAGCGCATCCTCTCTAGAGAGTCCTGCTCCAGTACATACTGGGGTGGGGCATCCAGCACTGGCGGTACTGGACACGGTACTGGTTTCGGCGGTGGGGCGACTCGGCCTGTCGCGCAGGCTGTTAGTAAGAGCGGCAGTGCGAGCATTAAGATCACGGATCTCACGGTCTTTATCCTTTCTTAGTAGGTCAGCGCTGGCCTGCAGTTCCTGTTCCTTCTCACGGGCTGCAGCCTGGGCGGCAGCATGCTCTGCCAGCTGCGCAGCCCGTTCCTTATCCCACTTCTGTTGCACCTCGGCCACGCCCAGCTCATGCCCTTGGTACAGGCCGGCACCGCCAGCTGCGGCCACCGCCAGGACAAAGCCAAGGATTAACCAGGGATTCATTTCTGACCCGGTACTTTCTTACCTTCCAGCTTCTTATGTACCTTGATCGTTTTGCAAACCTTCTTCTCTTTGCCTGTCTTATCTTTCTCCATGCGGCAGACTTCCTTCATCTCGCCACCAGCAAAGGCCAGCAAGGGAACAAACGCAATAAGTGCAATCAGTTTCTTCATGTCAAACCTCCGGTTCAGGTGCGGGTGGGGGAGCTTTCTTACCATCGAAGCCTACGCCAGCAGCTTGCTGGGCAACAGGTTCGCCAGTAAACACAGGTGCAGGTGGTGTCGGACGGCCAGCAGCAGGCGCAGACTTGGACGCAGGCGCTGACTCAGGCAGGACTTCTGGTGCCTTTGCAGCCTGTGCGCTGGCCTCTCTGAACCCAGCCATCGTACTCTTCATCGCATCCATCTGTCCTTGGTCTGTGCCGTTCAGCATGATGCCTGACAAGATGCCGCAGAGGAATGATGCCACCGGGATAATGACCTCAAAAAATTTCTGGTCAATTGGACTAATGCCCTTGAGCGGTTGGGTCACGAAGATCACCGAGTATAGGATCGTGAAGATAATCCCCATCAGTGTTAGCGTTAAGCAGATACCAATGATGAACTTCAGTCGAGCCATCAATTCGTCAGTGGTGTACAGCGTTCCACGATCAAGCATACGATCAGCAATTTTATTTAGCACAGTCATTCCTCCCCCCTTTGTCTTCCTTCGGTTCTGTCGTTACCTTGTCGCCACTGATCCACGGCTCCATGCGTTTCTGGTCTGCAAAGATATGGTCAGGGCAAGTCTGGTTTACTTCACAGACTGGCTTCTGACATTCCTTATTCGTCCAGTTCTCAGGGTTCTGGCAAGGGTATCGGTAACTCTGCTCACATCCAACCAGCGCCAGCAGGATAAGCAGTCGGCTCATCAGTGGCCTCCCATCACATGGAGTGCATGGTTGTAGTGCTTGATCCTATCCTCCAAACCAATGTAGCCACCATTGATCCTGCGTGTCAGCTCCTTGATGTCGCCACTGTCAGCCCACTTGTTCAGGTTGTTCGTCTCCCAGAACCAGCAGGCCGACTGAGCCGCACCTTCAAAGGTAGCCAGATACTCAGGCACATCATTGATGTTCATCTCTACACTGTCAGCAAATGCTTGATAATTATTTTTCCCAGTAAGCTGAATTAACCCGCGCCCGATCCATTTGGCTGGATCACCAGACTCCTCTGACCCATTGCCCATTCGGTTTGCGTAAACACGGTTCGCAATAGCCGCCTGCTTGTTGAGCTTTGTTGCGTAGTCGTTGGCGATTGCATCTGTCGGGAAATACTTGGGGAAAATTTTACGGAGAGTGGCAGGCTTGTAGTTCAGGTTCTCTTTGAGTACCATAAAGCCACCAGATTCATGAGCGCACTGGGCAACGAAGGCAGCTATCCTGCGGGGAGTATTGATATCGTAGTCTGGCAGCAGTTGAGTCAGTGCTTCATGCCAGTCAGCTACATACGGATTCTTCGGTAGCATCTGCTTCAGTTGATTCAATGTAATCATTCTTCACCCCTCATTTCCCGTAAAACTTTTATCCGCAACTCTTTCATCTTGCGGGTTTCTTGTTCAGCCCGGTACAGTGCATTGTTCATGTCCATGTACATCACCCCCATCACAGGCAGCGCAT